GTATCCGTCTGAAGACGACCGCTAAGTATGCCTTCGGTGGGGTGAGATTTCAAAACTCTTGTCCACCATTAGAAGGGACCAACTTGGTCGGGCGGCACTTTATGCCGATTACTTCAGTACCCGCCACCCCCCTAAAGGGGTAGAGGACGCATCTCCTTGAACTCGGAGATTCTAGCGCCCATGCCCAGGCTGGCACGGGAGTGGCCTCAGATCGGGGACGCCCGCATATGCGGGCAAGGAAGGTGCTCGAGTCGCAGTAATGGTTAAAGTACCATTTTGCTCGACTGACCTTCGATGGCAGCCTTGTTGCCATCCGCCTGATCTTTTGTGCTGGCACCCACGAGCAACTACGCTTGTTGGGGGTGCACTTCCGGAGCTCAGCCCATGTTTTCGAGGCCGTCTTGTAGGACCCTGGCAAGAGAGGCGGACCGTAATAAAAACGGTCTATTGTCAACGCGCTTCTCAAGCTTTGGTTGAGGTTCCGTTCCGGAACCAAGACGGTCTCCCCAGTATGGGAGAGTTCGACGGTGGAGGTTGGTGGGTTTGTTTCAGCGAAGAGCCGGCGCGCGCGATAAAGCGCGTGTCCAACAAGAGCCGGCAAATATTGCAGGTCTTCGAGCTGAAAACCAAGCTTTCCTAGGGAGACCCCTTTCTCGATGAGAGAGTGGACAAGAGGCCCATGGTGCGTTAACCATGCATTCGCCCCAGGAAGACGACGAGGGCACTCGGACACGAACGCGCGGAAGCGTTCTCCGAGAGTGTCAATCCCAACGTCGAGCTTGGGAACCAGAGCACGCATCCTCATCGTCTTGCAAATGACCGCTTGCTTTCGTTGTACTACGATAGCGGTAGAGTTGATATTGCAAGACGTTGGGAAGTAAGTCGTTTTTCTCGACTCTGGTTCCAAACCCAGGGAGGGCAGGAGTTCATGCCAGGGGCTGGGGTCCGCGGTCTCGGCGATAAGATCATCGCCGTTGACAAGCATCGGACATTCCCCCAGGGCATAGAGGGTGGCGAGTCTGTTGTAAAGGCACAAAATTGGAAATGATAGGTAAGAACCCATCATAGTGCCTCGCATTACGCGAAACTCGTCACTCCCAAACCGAACACGGACGTCTAGCGATTGCATTGCATTCAGACGTTGCTGTTCGGGAACTCCCGTCGCGCCATCGAGTATGGCGCTGAGGATGGCACGGGCCACCTCGAGGCTGAGGTTATTGGTGGCACTTTTGTAGTCGCCACTAAGCAGAGATTCACGGAACTGGAATCCTGCTCTCCTGAAAGCCTTCGAGGTGGGAGGCCCCGTTAAGAGCCACTTCTCACGGCGGATCTTCGAATAGATCGCCGTATGAAGTGGCCTTAGTGGGGCCATCGCCGGTGGTTGCAGGGTAACTCCTCGGGACTTGCCTGCGGATATGACATCCGCGTACTTAAACGTCCCGAGGGGCAATGGTTCAGGGTTCTCTACCATTGCGAGGTATTCGCTATGCGAAAGGTCATACCTCATACCCCCCTTCGATCTGGAGCTTATCGAACTCGCTCCTGACGAAACGCAAGAACGCTGAACTAACCGTTCATACCATTTCTTGCTCAACCATCCCCGTGGGAACAACTTCCCGACTTCCTTCTTGACAAATTCAAGGAACTCGGGTCCCACGGGTCGAACCGGCGACATCTGCTGCGCACGGAATGACTTCCATCCGGAATGTGAACAACGTTCACACGGGTCCGGGAAGCCTCGTTTCATGAGTGCAATGCTCATGCGCAGCCCATGCCTCTCTCTCCTCCCCCCTCCGCAGCGAGCTCCAACCTGGAGCTCGCACCACTTGGCTAGACGAGCCTTCGCAACATCCAAGTCTTCCCGAGCCTTTCCGTTGAATGACGGCAAAGGCCGAAGGCTGCAGGAATAAGCGTGTTGTAACGCTTCCCGGATGCTGCGCGCTCTCGACGCCAGCTTCGTTACGCAGGAGCAGTGTCCCGGATCCGACGAAGATCCTCGACCGTTGCTGCCCCTGCGTCCCGACTCCACCACACCTCTAGGGGTTTTAATGGTGGCAGTTTGGGCGAAAGCACAGTTCTTCATAGTCTAGAACGAAAACAAGACTAGAGAGCAAGGATTTGACCTATG